ATGATGGGATCAACATCAAACGCTTTAGATAAAGGAGGTAGAAATTTTAAGAAATTATACGATGACTCAAATGTTAACAAAAGAAACGCAAATGGACAAACACGTTCAGGACTCTATTCTTTGTTCATTCCTATGGAGTGGAATTACGAGGGATACATTGATGCTTATGGCTACCCTGTATTCGACACCCCACAAGAAAAAGTGTTTGGACCTCATGGAACGCCAATCAAACTTGGAGTTGTCGAGTATTGGGACAATGAGGTAGAAGGTCTTAAGGATGATCAAGATGGCTTAAACGAATTTTACAGACAGTTTCCACGTACTACTAAACATGCTTTCAGAGATGAATCAAAACAATCTTTATTTAATTTAACAAAAATATACCAACAAATAGACTACAATGAAGAAGCGTCTTCCGCTTCAGTTGTAACTCAAGGAAACTTTCAATGGGAAAATGGTATACAAGATACAAGAGTGGTTTTTTTACCTAATAAAAATGGAAGATTTTTTATAACATGGGTACCACCAGTAAATTTACAAAACAGACTTATCACTAAAAATGGTTTTAAATATCCAGGCAATGAGCACATGGGCGCTTTTGGCTGTGATAGTTATGATATATCAGGAACAGTAGATGGAAGAGGTTCTAATGGATCTTTACATGGCTTGACTAAGTTTAGCATGGAAGACGCTCCTGCTGATCATTTTTTTTTAGAATACATAGCTAGGCCATCAACTGCAGAAATATTTTTTGAAGATGTATTAATGGCTTGTATTTTTTATGGTATGCCAATACTAGCAGAGAACAACAAACCTAGATTATTGTATTACTTTAGGAGAAGAGGTTATAGAGGGTTTAGTATGAATAGACCAGATAAGGTTTATGCTAAATTATCAGTAACAGAAAGAGAGATAGGTGGAATACCTAATTCTAGTCAAGACATAATACAAGCTCACGCTGCAGCTATAGAAACATACATAGAAAATGCTGTAGGATTTGATGGAGAGAATTACGGAGATGTATATTTTCAAAGAACATTAGAAGATTGGGCTCAGTTTGATATAAACAATAGAACTAAGTTTGATGCTTCTATTAGTTCAGGACTTGCTATAATGGCTTGTAACAAAAATAGATACGCTCCAGTTAGCAAAACAATAAGAAAAACTTTTGACCTTGGAATTAAAAAGTATGACAACAAGGGTACATTATCAAAAATAATTAAGTAAATGAGAATAAATACAAATCCAAATAGTTCTTTTCCTAGCCAAGTTGTTAGCGATGAAGTAAAAAATTCATGGGAATATGGAGAGCAAATAGCACAAGCTATAGAGGGTGAATGGTGGAGACAAGGCGGTAATGGAACTAGGTTTGCTACATCATACAATAGATTTCACTCATTAAGATTATACGCTCGTGGTGAACAACCAGTACAAAAATATAAAGACGAACTTTCTATTAATGGAGACATGTCTTATCTTAATTTAGATTGGAAACCTGTACCAGTACTTTCAAAATTTGTAGATATTGTTGTAAACGGAATGTCTAATAAGATGTTTGAAATTAAAGCAAACGCTCAAGATCCAGTTTCGTTAAAGAAAAGAACTGATTACGCTACAGCTATATATGAAGATATGTTAGCTAAACCCTATTTAGAAGAATTAAAAACAAAATTAGGCCTGGATTTATACCAAAGTCCTAACCCTGCAGGCTTACCTGCAAATGAAGAAGAACTTGATATGCATATGCAGCTTAGTTATAAGCATGCTGTAGAAATAGCTGAAGAAGAGGTTATAGATAATATATTAGCTAAAAACAAATTTGATAATACTAGAAAAAGATTTAATTACGATTTAGTTACTCTAGGTATGGGTGCTGTAAAAACTAATTGGAACAAAGCAAACGGTATAACAATTGATTATGTTGATCCTGCTAGGTTAATATTTTCGTACACTGAAGATCCAAACTTTGAGGATATTTATTATGTTGGCGAAATAAAGTCACTAACTATAGCGGAAATAGCTAAAGAATTTCCTCATTTAACAGAAAAAGATTTAGAAAAAATATCAAAGCAAGTAGGAAGTAGAGATACAACTTATGGATGGCAAACTTATGACCCTAACACAATACAGGTTATGTATTTTGAGTACAAAACCTACAACAGCCAAGTATTTAAAATAAAAGAAACAGCTACTGGACTAGAAAAATCATTAGTAAAAGATGATACGTTTAACCCTCCTGAAAATGATAGTTTTCAAAAAGTATCAAGAACAATAGAGGTTTTATATAAAGGAGCCAAGGTTATAGGTAATAATGAATTACTACAATGGCAACTTGCTGAAAACATGACAAGACCTTTTGCTGATACTACTAAAGTGGAAATGAGTTATGCTATTGTAGCGCCAAGAATGTACCAAGGTAAAATTGAATCTATCGTAAGTAAAACAACTGGTTTTGCTGATATGATTCAATTAACACATTTAAAGCTACAGCAAGTTATGTCTAGAATAGTACCAGATGGTGTATTTTTAGATATGGATGGTTTAGCTGAAGTTGATTTAGGTAACGGTACAAATTATAATCCAGCAGAAGCGCTTAACATGTACTTTCAAACTGGTTCTATTGTTGGTAGATCATTAACACAAGAAGGTTCTCTTAATCAAGGTAAAGTACCTATTCAAGAGTTAACATCTTCTAGTGGTCAAGGTAAAATACAAAGTTTAATACAAACTTATCAATATTATTTGCAAATGATAAGAGATGTAACAGGACTTAACGAAGCTAGAGACGGTAGTGACCAAGATAAAAATGCACTAGTTGGATTACAGAAAATGGCCGCTAACGCGTCTAATACTGCAACAAGACATATATTACAGTCTAGTATGTGGTTAACGCTTAGAACGTGTGAGAACATATCTCTTAAAGTAGCTGATTCATTAAATTATCCTTTAACATTAAATTCACTTAAAAGTTCTATATCAACTTACAATGTTGGTACACTTCAAGAGATTCAAAATTTGAATATACATGATTTTGGTATATACTTAGAACTTGAACCTGAAGATGAAGAGAAAGCGCAATTAGAGCAAAACATTCAAATGGCTTTACAGCAAGGTGGTATTGATTTAGAAGATGCTATAGATATACGTCAAATAAAAAATTTAAAACTTGCTAATAACGTTTTAAAGCAAAGACGTAGAAAAAAACTAGCTCAAGAACAAAAAAATCAACAAGCTAACATACAAGCTCAAGCAGATGCTCAAGCTAGTTCAGCTGAAAAAGTTGCAATGTCTGAAGTACAAAAGCAAGAGGCTATATCTGGCTCTAAAGTTCAGTACGAGCAAGCCGTTAATCAGTTTGAAATACAGAGAATGCAGATAGCTTCTCAGTTAAAGCAGCAAGAAATGGAATTTCAACACCAGTTTGACATGCAATTAAAAGGCATAGAAGTTGAAGCAATGAAAACTAAAGAATCTTCAATTGAAGATCGTAAAGACAAACGTAGTAAAATGGAAGCTACACAACAAAGTGAGTTAATAAATCAAAGACAAAATGATTTATTACCTAAAAACTTTGAAGATCAAAACACGTCGGCAGTAATGCCACAAGTATAAATTTTATTAATTATTTAATTATATTATATTATGTCAGAAGAAACAAAAACAAATGAACCTGTTAAACAGGAAGGAGACTTTAAAATAAAGTCTAAACCTAAGGTTAAAAAATTTAACGACAAAAAAGATGAACCAATAAAAGTTGATCTTACTAAAGATGTTAACGTAAAAATTGAAGAACCTATAAAGGTTNATTTAACTAAAAAACCAGAACAAGATGCCATTCAAGTCGGAGAAACAAAGAAGGTGGATGTGGGCGAACAAGCCGGAGATGGCGAGATCGTGGACATTGGAGGAGACAAACCAGTTGAAGAGCCCAACCCGGTTATTGAAGAAATTCAAGAGGTGGGAGAAAAACCACTACCAAAACTAGAAATAAAAGAACCAGTTGTTGAACAAGCTAATATTGATTTACCTGAAAACGTAGAAAAATTAGTTCAGTTTATGAGAGAAACTGGTGGTACTATAGATGATTATACTAGACTTAACGCTGACTATACAAACGTTGACGAAGATACTTTATTAAAAGAGTACTATAAAAATACCAAACCTCATTTAACGTCAGAAGATCTTACATTTGTAATGGAAGAAAACTTCTCATTTGACGAGGATATGGACGAGGAGCGAGATATCCGCAAAAAGAAACTCGCAAAAAAAGAAGAGGTTGCAAAAGCCAAAAGCTATTTAGATGGTTTGAAAGATAAATACTACCAGGAAATCAAGTTGAGACCTGGCGTTACTCAAGACCAACAAAAAGCAGTTGAATTTTTTAACCGATACAACAAAGACAAAGAAGTAGCCGCACAACAACACGAAAGGTTTATTGACGACACTAAAAGTTTATTCTCTGATGATTTCAAAGGTTTTGATTTCGAAGTTGGAGAAAAGAAATTTAGATACGGAGTCAAAGATCCAAATGCTATTGCTGAAAACCAATCAAACATTAACACCTTCGTCGAGAAGTTCTTAGACACTGAAGGTAATGTTAAAGATACAAAAGGTTATCATAAGGCTATGTACGCTGCTCAAAATGTAGACAGTATTGTAAAACACTTTTATGAACAAGGTAAAACTGATGGGATTAAAAACGTTATGCAAAGCTCTAAAAACCCAACGCTAGACGCTCCGCGTCAAGTAGCAGGTGAAGGAGTTTCGATAGGTGGTTTTAAAGTGCGAGCTATAAACGGAGTGGATTCGTCTAAGTTAAAAATAAAAACAAACAAATTTAACAATTAAAAAACTAAAAAAAAATGGGTGTATTAAGTCCTCAATTTGGAAGCTTAGTACCATCATCAAGTACACAAACTCTAGTAAGCAATTACTTGAATTTTAACAATGGTGGTGGGAATGACTTCGCACAACAATATCTACCAGAAATATATGAAGCAGAGGTAGAGCGTTATGGAAACAGAACGTTAGCTGGCTTTTTAAGAATGGTTGGCGCTGAAATGCCAATGTCTTCTGATCAAGTAGTTTGGTCTGAACAAAATAGATTACACATATCTTACGACAACGTAGCATGTGGAGTAGGTGGTGCTAACAACACTTTAACTATTCCAATTGGAGCGGGAGTTGTAAATACAATTTTCCCTAACATGACTGTAGTTATAATGGATCCAGCTAACCCTGCGTTCACTGTAAAAGCAATAGTTACTGCTTCTGGCGCAATTGCTGCTCCAGCTACTGGTGTTGTAACTGTAGTACCTTATACAAGAGCTGCTGTAAATGCTGGCGCTGCTGCTTTAGCAGGTTTAAAAGTATTTGTATATGGTTCTGAATTTGCAAAAGGTTCTACACTAGGAACTCTTTCTGGTCAATCTATTCAACCAGTTTTAACAACATTTAGTAACAAGCCAATCATAATCAGAGACAGATACGCTGTTGCGGGATCTGATACTGCTCAAATCGGTTGGGTTGAAGTTGCTGGTGAAGATGGAACTTCTGGGTACTTATGGTATCTAAAAGCTGAAGGTGAAACTAGAATGAGATTTGAAGATTACTTAGAGATGGCAATGATTGAAGGTGAGTTAGCTTCGGCTGCACAAGCTACAGCAATCATAGCTGCTGCTCCTTCTTTTGCTGGATTACCAGCTGCGGGTATTGCAGGATCTATAGGTACTGAAGGTTTATTCTCTGCTATTAATAATGGTGGTAATGTACTTTCTGGTTATGCTGGATCTTTACAGGATTTTGATTCTGTATTAGAAAATTTAGATTCTCAAGGAGCTATTGAAGAAAACATGCTTTTCTTAGATAGAAAAACTGAGTTACTATTTGATAACATGTTAGCACAACAAAACTCTTATGGAGCTGGAGGTACATCTTACGGTGTATTTGAAAACTCTGAAGATATGGCGTTNAATTTAGGTTTCTCTGGATTTAGAAGAGGTTCTTATGATTTCTACAAGACTTCATGGAAATACTTAAATGATGCTTCTACAAGAGGTGGTTCTTCAAATTTTGTTAACGGTGACAATATTGATGGTGTTTTAGTTCCTGCTGGAACTTCTACAGTATACGATCAGTTACTTGGAACAAACATCAGAAGACCTTTCTTACATGTAAGATATAGAGCTTCTCAAGCAGATGACAGAAGAATGAAATCATGGCTAACAGGTTCTGTTGGTGGTGCTAGTACTTCTACTTTAGATGCAATGGAAGTTAACTTCTTATCTGAAAGATGTCTATGTGTTCAAGCTAGAAATAATTTCGTATTATTTACAGCTTAATATTAATGTAATGCTTACCCTCGTTGTATTAACGGGGGTAACTATTACTTTTATAAACTATTTAATTATATTATATTATGTCAAAAACAAAAACAAAAGAGACTCAAGTAGAAAATACTTGGGAAGTAAAAGATAGAACTTATTTCTTAACTGGAGATAGAGAACCTTTAACATTTACATTAAAATCAAGACATACGGAAAAATATCCGTTGCTATATTTTGATCCAAAAACTAA